CTTATATCTGAACATTTCATTTGGTGATCTACACCAAAATTATTAATTAATGTTTGCTTAGATTTATTTCGTATTTCTTTTGATTGTTGAGCATATTCTACTCCATATTTTTTAATCATAGTTCGTTTAAATTTATCTTTTACTTCTTCTGACTTCATACAATTATTTACTCCATATTTTTCTTTTAATGTAGTTTGTGATTTTTCTTTAACTTCTGGTAATTGAAATGTAGAATCTACGTCATATTTTTCATTAATAACTTCTTTCTGTTTAAGTGGAAAACAACTAAAACAAGCGTCTTTTTTAATTATTTTTCTTCCACGATGTAATTTATCATTATTTTTGAAAAACAATTTACCACAATAATCACAAACAACATTAACTTCTTTTTTACATGTAATAGTTAAATCTTCTGCTTTTACACTAATAGTTTCATTAACTTTTACGAAATATCCTAAATCTAAATAATGTTGTAAACTAGTCGCATTAACACGTAATTTAATTAATTGATTTTCTACTAAAATAAATAAAACTCCTTTCGGAGCAAACACACACAATTTTACCTGCTGATCGCCCAATCCTTATAATTTTCAAACATTCACGCTTACTGTCACCAGTTACGTTGTAGTTTATAAGGCTCTAAGGGGTTTCCAGCAATTAAGGGAGTTTTCTAAAAGTATTTCTACTTAAAGGGAGCTAATTTACTCCACGGGCATACACAGTCTCACTTGTAACATTAATATCAGATGACTTTAAATTTTCTAAATATGTAAGCATTTTTTCAGTTTCACCAGCAGCAGGAATACTATAAAAAGTACAACGAGCAACATTCCTTACCGCCCATCTGTTAGCAATAGCCATAATAAATTACCTCCTTATTTATATTAAAACTTTAATTATTCTTATCAAACTTAATAATTTTACCCCAATTCAATTCATTATCTTTTATTTTTTTTGCATCAATCGTTCCATGATAAATACCTTGTGCTAAATTATTACAATTATCAATTACGGAAAGTCTGTAATAACCATCCCATAATTCATAAATTGTCATGTCTAATATTTCCTGCTTAGATTTCTTAGAATGCCATTTTACAGCAGAAATAATACTTTGCAAATCAACATTACCTTTAGGCTTTGGTTTATTTTTTTCTTTTTTTTTCATATCCAAATACCACTTTTTAGCAATTTCATTACCAAATATTAATTCTTCCTCTTCTTCAAGTTCTTCAAGAAAGTTTTGCCTTATAAGTATTTTTTTAAATAACTCATAAATTTCAAAAGTAATCGGATAAGCAATAGTATTATTTTCTTTTAATAAATAAAAAGTAAAAGATTTATCATCATAATAAATATCTTCTTTTATAAAACATTCAAATGCTTTAATAACTAAATTTTTAAACTCTTCATCTTTATAAGATTGCATTAATAAAAAATGATAAGTAGTAAATTTATCAATTTGCATTTCTTCTAACACCTTTTTATTTATATCCAGCAAATCAACATCATAAAGAAGAATACCAAGATATTGATTATAAAGTTGTTCACCCATTTCAACAATTTCTTCTATTGTTAAAGGATAAATTTCGCATATTCCTATATTAATTGGTTTCCCAAACAACAACTTTAATTTAATATCACTGTTCATTTTTATCACAACCAATTATTGAAAACTCAAAAATTTATATGGCATACTAATTCCATAATAATCTTCATTAATATGAATATCGCCTCCACCATTACTAAGTGTCAAATTAAACTCACCAATACCATATTTTTTATTAAATAATAAATCAACTTCGTTTAAAATATAGTCTGTTCGTTGTCCATAGTTAGTTTTCATTAAAGAAAAATGAGTAAATATATAAAACCAAACCATTCCTGATCTAAACTCATTATTCGTATAATTAAAATTCACAAATGACATAGTAATAAATGTGGTAGCATCAACGTTAGTTCCAGGAACATGCATATACGGAAATATTTGAGAATACAACAAACTTACTGGATGAAAACCAGAAGGTAATGATTGGTTGATAAAATTTTGATTATTATTCACCAATGCTTTAATAATATTTTCATTCTGAATTAATTTACCAGCAATATTATTTTTATAAAGTGTCAATCTATCAAAATGTGCCAATCAATCACCTCCTAAAATAAATTCCTTAATGTAATATTTTTCTCTATATACTCTTCCGTATCATTGTCAGTTGCACGAAGAATAATACTATAAACAGAATCATTAGCAATAATCGTGCATTTACTATCACTATCAATAACTAAAGTATAAGCACTCGCAGGAGCATCACCTATAATACTAAATGTAAATTCAGCATCAGGCACTAAAACTCCATTATTAAATTTCTTTACTACATATTGTTCAGAATACCCATGATAAATGTCAGAATCGCCAACTATCTCATAAGTTATATTTTCCTCTTCTTCTTCAATCACATTTACAAAAATACTGCTCATTACACTTTCATCAGAAGCTAATCTTACAATAACTTCACAACTATCAATAATATCAAATGCTGTAATTAAACCATTATCATCTATCATTATCATATAATCATCTGTAGTTTCATAAATGAGAAGAGGAGTAGGAGAAACTAATTCTTCATTAATATAAACATTTACATTTAATTGTAAACTCGTATCTTCTTGAATATCAATAACTTCTCCATTAAGTATTTTAATTGTGTAAATATAATCTTCTTGTGCTTCTTGACTATGTTCAAGTTTTAATACCAATATTCCAGGCATAAGAACTCTATCCACATCCACTACCTTATAATTATCAAATGGAGACATCCGATAAATATTATCTCTTTTTACTTCTAATGCAGTAATATCATTATTTGGCACATAGCAAAAAATAGTGCTTTCTGGAACCTGTAAATATTTTGTTTCTTCAACACCCATCCTATATAATTGAACCGAACTTTCAATTACGCAAGGAATTTCATGTAAAATTCCATCTTTTAGTATTTTAAATATATTATTAGTTTGAATTATACTTGAAGTTTTATATGCTAAATTATCAAATATTTTACTAACTACCAACCAATCTTTATCATCAATATTTACAATAGAACCTCTATGAATTAAACTATCTCTATTGCAATGAATTTTATAATCATATTTCACTTGATTAAGCATATTAGTATGCATTTGCAATACTACACGCTCTTCTATACCATCAATAATAGCATTTCTACCTTCAAGTGACTGATCTCTTTGAGTTTCAAATCTCCTTACAGCATCATCCAATATTAAATTATTTGGATAATCACCATCAAAATATTCATTGTCTGTCATCCAATTTTGTCTTAGTTTCATGAAGAATCAGTCCTCACAATTTCAGAAACAAACTGAGGAATTCTATTAATAAAATTTGATGAATCTAATATAAATTTCCTAATTTCTGGATGATCTGACATTTTAGTATCGAATTCATCTTCAAGCAGATAAAGGAGTGAACGTAATTTTCTATATTCTTTATTACATACATCTTCAAGAGAAATTTCACCAGTTATAGGAACCTGTAATAAAATATTTTCTTTTTTTACCAATACGTTTCCACTCCTTTCTAAGAATATTTATAAGTATTGAATTCATTTTTTAAATCTTTAATATCATTTAAAGTTAATTCCATAGTTTCATTAATTGATTTTAATTCATCTTTAAGATTGCCTAAACGATTAAAATCCTTTGTCCCAATAAGTCTACGCTGACTAATAAGTTTTTGCTGTTTCTTTCTGTTCCATTCATATACCATCCATAATGCCAATAATTCTATTTCATCTTTATCTAAATCTTCATCAAAATATCCTTCATATTCTTCGGGATTAATTAATGTATAATTTAAATTATGAACTGTATTTTTATATGATTTAGATATGGCAGAATCTACTAAAGCAAAAACTTGTCCTTCTTTACCTGTAAAATCTTCATCTGTTTTGGAGAAAAAACGATCATATAAAGTCTGGAGGTCAGTAGACATATTTTACCTCCTTATTTATTTTCTTCTTTTTTAAACTTCATATCACAATGAGACTCTAAAACAGTAATTCTTTCATAATCATTTAACTTAATTTTTCTAGCATAATTCATGATAATTGCTTTTTCATGATTTGACACAACATCTTCTTCTAAATGTTTTTGAAAAGTTGATATCGTTTTATAGTCAAATATTTTTTGACATTCTTCTTCAGTTAGGATAAATTGTTTTTGTTTATCATCCTCTGAATCAAACCCAATATATTTTCTTAATTCTGGATTTTCAATATATATTCTTGCATGATTCCCATTTCCTGTTCCCGCAAACATAACATTTTGATTTTCACAAAGAACTACAAGTTCTTGATTATTAATAGAGGATTTTTTATTAGCTCCAATAAGTATATTTGCATTAGAAATAGGAAGAGTGAAACTGATATTCCACGGGCAAAGATTTACTATTGTGGAACGCTTATCAAGATCTAAAGATTTTTTTGGAGACTGTTCAGTTACCTTATTTTCATCTGTCATAATGATTCTCCTTTTTATCAGTTAATTTAGAAAAAGGGAGTATAACTTAAATTACACTCCCTTTTTTATTTTTATTAATATTTTATTTATTTACAGAAAAATTTTCATCAGATATTAATCCAAGCATGGGAACATATTCTTTAATTACTGTACTACCGAATTCTATATCGAACCTTTGTGCGTTAATTCCTAAATTCAAATCAACTCCCGAAAGAGATGTAATACCTCCCTTTATCCCAACTTGTAAAGGCGAAGAAAAATTAGTTTTAGGAATTATAAAAAGTAATCCTTCAGGAAGCATAGTATCAAAATAATCACTACTACCAATTCCAGCATTAGTTGCGATTTTAGTTAAATTATAAGCATTGGGAATTTCAACAACCGGAGTACCACGATAATTTTTCAAAAGACCAGTTTGACGAATTTCTTCCATGACCGCTTCGGATAATTGGTAAGTACTTGCACTAGTATTAAATCTTGCAAACTCTTCCATTTGAGAAATTACAGAATAGTCTCCTGAAATGGTAGGTCTACCCCATCTACGAATTAATTTAAGAGCATTATCAACTACGGTATCATTAATATTTGCTGCCTCACTGAATACAGTCAAACCACCAACAGCGGCAATACTTTTTACACTATTGTACATATTATAAACAACATTATAAAACATTTGATTAAACATACTTGTGATAACTTGTTCCTGCATTACACCAAGAGAATCTACATTACCACTAGCGTATTCTCTATAATTTATTGCTGTACCGCCAGTTATTGTAATAGTAGGAAAGGTTTCTTCTCTCCACACTTGAGTCGGAAATGCAAAACTGCCACCACTAGCTTGTTGACCAGACATTTTACCTTGCAATTGATATACTTTATATCTTAGTTCAGTATTGTATGGAACGCTTTGATAATCTCCTATGTAAGAAAAAATGTTCAATCTTTTAATTAACGGTGTTTGAATTTGAATTTCACGAATAGCATTGATTTCAGCTTGTGCTTTAATATCACCAGCGTCAGCTTTCTCACCCAAACTCTTCATGTATGCCATTACTTTATCAACTTTATCACCATATTTTGTTAAATCTTTACCTGCACAAATAGCAGAAAAGATTTCTACGCCTTCGTTTTTAACTTTTATATTTTTCTGAATGCTATTAATTTCAGCACTCGGAACAAATTTTTCAAATTGCATATTTATTTCCTCCTTATTTATTATATTTCTAATCTATTATTTAAAATTAATAAACAATATTATTTGCTTTAATCTTACACTCATAACCTTTACCACTATTATCAATAGTAAATAAACCAAAAGTGGTAACTTCTAATACTTCAAGATAAATAGCATAATCAGAAGCATCATAAACACTTTTCCACAACATTTGTTCATCATCAGCGTCATCATCTTGATTAGTAGGAACAAGATAAGTCCCTGCAACTATAGGATCGACATCATCAGCAATAACTAAATCTCCAGACAATTCAACAATTTCTCCAATTTGGCTGTCAAGTTTAAAAGCACGAATATCTTCACCCGCTTCAACCTTATAATCAGCATAATTACGAATTTCAGGTTTATCTACAATATTATTCATTACCCAAATATTACCTGCTTGTGCAGCTTCAGCATCTTCAAATAAAACTTGTGCTTCTTTTACGTTAACTCCACCAACATTAACATTATCACCAATAGTAAAAACATTACCATTAACTGTATCAACAACAGCTTTTACTCTAGGATTATCTTGTGCATTTTTAATAGCACTATAATTTTGAAATTTGAACAAACCCATATTTATTTCCTCCTTTATTATTCTTAATTATTATTTTAATAATTTAATTAAACAAACAAACTTCTTCCTGCTTCTACATCATCCAATTTTTCTTCTTTTGTACTGAAAAATACATTTCCACTATCTTTTTGAGCATTTGTTTCTACTTCTAATTTACCCTCTTTAAATTTCTTAACAATTAAATCTGCTTCAGCTCTTTTTAGTCCTTCTAGATCGCATTTTTCCACATACTCTTTAAGAGAATTAACTTCCGCTTCTTCAAACTTATTTTTAGGAATCTCTACATTGAAATAAGTATTAACTTCTGTTTTCTTTTGTTCTAATTCTGCTTTTTCCTTTTCCTCTTTAAAAGTATTGACTTCTGCTTCTAATTCCTGACATTTAGCATCCTTTTCTTCAAGCGTTTTATTAGCAGTAGCAAGTGCCTCATTAACCTCTGCTACTTTATTTTCCTTTTCCTCAATAATCTTATCCTTTTTTTCAATTGTAGAATTAAGTTCAGCAACTTTAGCATTTAATTCACCCATTTGCTTATTTAATTCTGCAATTTTTTCTTGTAGCTCTTTGTTCTGCTTTTCCAAATCCATAGTATTTCCTCCTTCTTTTTTAATTCTTTCTTTAATTTTATTAATATTAACTTCTACTGCTGAAGAATCAGATGTAGGTTTCCAATCTTCTTCTACTTGAATAACATCCGAAATAGAGATAGATGTATTTTCAATTTTATAGGTAATCATATAATAATTGCCAGCATCACCCCATTTTGTAAAAACAACTTCATTTGTTTCAGGATAAAATTTATGAATATAATAATCATAATCATAGTAGTAATCATTATTTTTATCTGGATTCATTGTTTTGTTAAATGCTCTTGTTATTAATGCACAAATATCCTCATAACTCATTTTATTCAACTCAATAGATTTACCTTTAGAAACTACTTTCATTTTTTTAGGATCACCTTCTTTTGTATTCACTTCAAATACAATTGAGCTTTTATCAGATGGTTCAGTTAAATATAAAATTGCTAATCCTGAAAAATCAAATATCGTGGGAATTCTACCTATCTTTTTTGTTCCATCTTCGTTAAAAGCACCATCCAAATATTCAATATTTTTATTTTTACCTTTTCCATTTATTTCAATAGAACCATAAACCTTTCCATTAGACAATTCTTCTTTAAGCCAATCGACAAATTTACCATAGCGTTGTTTATATAAATAACCTTCTGTTACAAGTAATTTTTTAGTCTCTCCATCTATTTCAATATCTTCAATATATGCATCTTGAACCGAACCAACGGAAACTCCCTCAAATTCAACATAACCTTCTTCATCATAAGACATAGTACCATGATCACTTGGAATTTGATTCTCTTCGTCAAACCACGAAACAACGTAAGGCATTCCAATTGCCGATTTCAAATTATCATTTATATACTGTTCCAGCCAAGTAATCCCATTAGAATTATATTGTGAATTATCTGGATGAATAGCCAAAGCAGACATCTTAATTTTAACTCTACCTGCAACTTCTTCTTCTGGCATCTCACAAATTTCTATGTATTGACCATTGGATGTCATTATTAAGTTATTTTCTATCACAAATTATAATCACCACCTCTCAAACACGCAATTCTAATTCTTTAGTTGAAATTTAATTATATTGGTATAATAATTTAATTATTTGTAGAAGGTTTTATCTGATTATTACTTCCCAAATTTCTTGTCACTTGACCACTTGGTTTTAAATCATCCTTTAGTGGCGCACCACCTTTATTACCGGATATGGTAAATGATGTTTCGTGTGGTTTAAATTTTTCATATAATCCTTCCTCTAATTCTTCTTCCATCAAATTAATATAATCTTCAGCATCAAATCCAGCAGTAGTTATCCACATTTTCAAAGATCCAGAACCATTAGTATACAATTCTTTTGCTCTTTCATACATTTTATCTTGATTCATAATAGAAGTTCTTAAATATTTAAATTCAATAAAATCTTTTGGTTTATTGCCCACATGATGATTAATTACTCTTGTAATTTCATTTGCTATTTCTTCTACATATTGAAATACTTGTGCTAATACTAGATCAATATTAACTTGGAGACTGGAATAACTAGCACCACCTTCGCTTGCTGCGTTTAATGCCGAACTTGCAAATCCTAATGCTGTAGATACCTTTTTAATATTTTCTTCACTTAAAGTATCTTTAAGTAATGCAGAATCTTTAGACAATCTATCAATTTGTGTTCCTGGAGCAAGAGAAAGAGTTGATATTTTAGCACCACGATTAGCACTTGTATTTAATTTAACCGCATTTTCAAAAGCTCTAATTACATTTTCTTGTTGATTTTTATTAAGAGAACATTGTCCTTTTTTTTCCGCTTCCGGTAATATGATATAATAAATACTGCTTGCTAATTCCTGAATTAATTTATATTGACTATCTTCATATTCATCATCCATTTTTATTTTAGATAATGCCGCTAAGCCATAAGGTCTACCATATGCTTCATCTTCATCGCTTCTTGCTTTTAATGCGATAGTTTTTCTATAATCAAGAGGAAACCATCTTTTACTTCCATCTTTTCTATAATTCACATATGCTTTGACAAATTCTTTAGGGTAATTTTTTATTTCATTAACTAAACCACCATGTTTAAATTGATCAAAAAACATCATATCAAATGCAGCAATACTTACATTGTTTTGAAATCCTATAATTTTACAATAATCTAAATCTAATGGTTGAACCATAAAATTGTCATCAAGAGATAATCCTTCTATTCTATCCAATATATCTATATTTGTTAAATTTATATTTTTATTAGACGCAGTAGTATCCCTCAAAATACCTACATACATACCATCAATAAATAAATGCCTTAAAATATCTCTTGTTGTTCTCTTGTGATTAAGCAATTTTAAAAGAAGATTAAACTTTATTTTCTTTTTTTTGTTTTGTTCAGTTTTATTTCTACAAACAGATATAGAATCAAGAGAAGGAATAGCTATACTATAATCTATTGCATTAGCATAAATTCCATGTGTATTATAAGCCTGTCTTGATATAGCACGAAGGATTCTATTATAAATCATAGGATATTTAATATATTGTTTTAACTGTTCCATTGATATTGAATAATCATTTGAAAATGTAGATAAAAAATAATCTGCTGACTGAAGAGAGTTTGTTTCTATAGGAAAAGATTCTTGAGGATATACATTCTGTTCATTTTTTTCATCCAATACATGCAATCCTCCTTTCTTAAAATTATATTAGTAATTTAAGAATATGAAAAAACAAAATCATATTCGGAGTTATCAACTTCTCCTTCTAAAAATTGAGCAATATAATATAGTGCGTAGACCAACGCAGACCACCTATCTTTGTCCACTCTTCGCACCACTTGTTCTACAGTAATAGAATTATGTGTTTTCTTTAATTTTAAATTTGCAACCTCATCAATTAAAACTTGCATTTGCAAACAAATAGCTTCTATATCTTCTCCATTCATATCTTTAGGTAAATTATTTCTAATTTCATCAAATGGTTTAACTAACTTTAATTTATTTGATTCAACATAATTTATAAATTCCCTAATAATATCACCATTAATCCCTTGCGATTTTAAAACGTACACAAAAGGAGGAGCATCATGAACTTTTGGTTTATCATCCGTATTAATTGTTGAAAAACAACCAAGTTCTTCATTAGTTTCATCATCTGTTTCATCTTCAAGTAACTTTTCAACTAATCCCTGCCCAATGTTGTTGCCATCAACTACTATAGCTTTCACTCTTGATTTTGATATATCTAAATTTCCACCATATTTATAAAAAACTCTTTTTACAATAATAGCTTGTTCTTCAAAATTTACTTTTATACCGTTGCTTTCGCAATATTTGTTTACGGAATAGACTATATCTTATACCTAATAATTAAGTATCTCGGCACTTCGGATTATGGAATTTCACCACAACCCTACGGATTTCATTTCCATATTTTAATAAAAACTTAGGAAGTATATCCTAGTCGTTGCACCCTCAAAAAAGTTTCCTTTTAAGTTTGGCACAGTATTAGCATACTTGTTGTTGTTTTAATATTTTTTCTATATTTTTAAAATCCCAATACCAAATTTCTAAAAATTTTATATTGTTATTTTTTGCGTATTCACGTTTACGTCTATCGTGTTCTTGTTGTATATAAAAATCTCTTTTTGATTTATGAAATCCTTCAATATATTTTTCGTGTTGTTCTCCTTGATATTCAATTAATAAATTATAATCTGATAAATAAAAATCATAAGATAATTTGCCATAACCACACCCAAGTAAATTATCAAATTTTACTTGTGCCTCATGTTTTATATTATTATTTATTAAATATAACTTAATTGCTTTCTCACCTTTAGATTTATTACATTCAGGACAACCAGAACCATTTAAAAAATGATTAGGAGAAACATAAAATATATTATTACATTCATGATGTAATATTTTTACTTTAGATTTTACATCTTTAAAATCACTTAATAGTTGATATTCATCACCATGCAAATCATAAATTTCTCGCTTAAATACATTAGTATTTCTAAAAAGATTTTTACCACAACAATAAGGACATTTACTATTAGCATATAAAAAATTTCCAGGTTTCACATACCATATATTACCACATAAA